ATTTTATCGCAGGCACAGACGGCCAGCTAATTTTGTATAAGCGTAAAGATACGAGCGAGGCCTATAACGAGGCTACAGTCGAATTTATCAACAGAGCCAACAGCTACGAGAAAGAAACAGTATCTTTTGAGGTGGTGGCCGATGTGCAACGCAACGGCTTAAAGCCTGCCTCTAAAAAGAGCGCTCATTACCTTTATACAAAGGCTAGGGCTCAATACTACGCTGAACAGCTCGCTATGAAACGCCTATATGCTAAAACTCAATACACATTTAGGCTTGATTGGGCTTTTTGCACTCTCGAGGTAGGCGACTTAGTAACGCTTACCGATGAGGCCTGCCAGTTAAATCGTCAAATCGTTGTAATTACAGCGGTAAACGAGGCAGCCGACGGCCAACTTGAATTTACAGCCGAGGGTAAGCCTGCTGGTACTTATGCGCCAGCTCGCTATGATGTGCACGAGAACGAGCGGCCTTTCATTGATTACAACAAAGAGGCGCCAAGCGTCAACGATGTGGCTATATTCCAAACTGTTGGCGATGTAGGCGGCAATCAAGTATTTATAGGCGTAAATGCGCCGAGTGGCTGGGGTGGCTGCTCTGTATGGCTTTCTGATAATGGCGAGAATTACAGCCGTATAGGCTCTATTACACAACAGGCTCGCATGGGGCGTGTTAAATAAAACTTTTATCCAAAAGGGACTTTTCATCCTGTTTTTTACTAAAAAAAACAGAATGAGCAAGTTCCTTTTTATATTGACTTGTAAATTTTATGAAACCCGCAAAGCTTATCTGCTAGATTTTACAAAAACTTACCCATGATCAGGAAGAAGCCTTGG